ATAGAAGGTTTAAAAATCTATGGGCATGATGCCTATTACATTCCCCGTAAGATAGTCAACGAAGATTCTCTTTTTAATGAAGACCAATTAAGTTCTTTTGGTTCTTCATATATGATTGAAGCATATGTTGCTAATGTAGATGGTTATGAAGGTGAAGGTGATTTACTTTCTAAGTTTGGTCTTGAAATTAAAGACCAAGTAACATTAGTTATTGCGAATCGTCGGTGGGAACAATTAATAGGACGACATGTTGCAAGTGATACTGATTTAGATAGGTCTGTTACTCGAAGACCTATGGAAGGTGATTTAATATATCTTCCATTTGCAAAAGGCTTATTTGAAATTACTTTTGTTGAAGCTGAAGACCCCTTTTATCAATTACAAAATCTTCCAACATTTCAATTAAAATGTGAACTATTTAAATATAGCGGAGAAGATATTGATACTGGAGTAGATATAATTGATACTTATGAAACTCAATTTGCAGATAGACAAAGATTAACTTTAGGGGCTGGGTCAGGTACATATCAAATTGGAGAGAATATTTCTCAAATTATACCTGATGCATCTACTGGAGGTACACGAACTATATCAGCTGAAGTTGCAGAATGGGATTCTACTAATAAGTACTTAGACGTCTATGGGATACAGGGATTTGATGATTCACCAAGTATTACATTTGTAGTAAGTGGAAACAATATTATAGGAGAAACCTCTGGTGCAAGTTATGCTTTAACAAATTTAGGAGCAGACTTATCCACTGACTTAGCTCAAATGGAATCAATAGACCCTGATTCAGATAACTCAGAATTTGAAACAATAGGAAATAACTTTATCGACTTTTCGATATCTAACCCATTCGGATTACCAAATGCTTAGCGGAAGACCATATTATAATCAGACTATTCGAAAATGCGTTGCAGTGTTTGGAACGATATTTAATAATATCTATTACACTAAACCTAGTAAAGCAAAAGAAAGGGTACCGATTGCTTATGGACCATCACAAAAGTTTATATCTAAATTAACGGATGCTGGAGCTGGTACAAATAGGCTATCTTTAAAATTACCAAGAATGTCTTTTCAAATTACTTCGATTGATTTTGATTCAACTCGTCAGTTAAACAAAATGAATCGATTGAGATA